ATAATATATTATGTCAATATTTTTTTTAAAGGAGATATCGAATGGTTGAAAAGCTAAAAAGCTTATTAAAATCACGCCGCTTTTGGATAGCCATTTCCAGTGTTCTCGTAGTAGTTATGAGTGACAGTTTTGGAATTCCAGAAGAAACAGCAAACACTATTGTCGCAATTGGCGTTAGTTGGATTGTTGGCGACTCGCTTAGAATTACAGAATAAAATGGATTTTGTTCCACTAAAGGGGGCGATATTTCGCTCCCTTTTTTTTGTAAACTTTTTTAACTAAGGAAATAAGAATGGACATTGAAAGTTTAGATCTAAGCTATGGGTCTGTATTTGACTCACACGTCGCAAAGGAAAATGCAAAGAAAAAATGTAGACTTTGCTATGGTAGGGGCTTTGTCATGATAACGTATCCAAAGCACAATGCAGCCTCTAAAGGTTATTGCGAATGCGTTGCTAAAAAGTTAGAAAAAGAAGAATAGACCACTTTTAAGTAGGTGTATATATTGTTGACAACCAGACACAAAAAGAGCGATAGAAATAAATTCGCTAAAGCGACACAGCTCTGGTTACTCAGGATTCCTTTGATTAGGTTCACAGAATAAACATAACTTCCCTTACAGGCAGTGAACGGGCAAAGGAATAATCTAAGTGTCGCTTTTTTTTTACAACATAGAGGCTCACCTAAAAAAAAGGGTGAGCTTTTTTATGTTATCTAAGCAACATATAGCGGTTATGCGGGTACAATTGAAATAGTTACAATGCCGAAACATACATTTACATTGAAAGTTTACTAAGCCGACATGAGCGACAATAGCAAGACAGTTAAGAAGCGGAATGGGAGACTGGAAGAACTAAACTTAGACAAAATTAATGAGTGCGCAGAAAGAGCCTGCGAAGGATTGGATGAAGTTTCTGTTAGTGAAATAGTATTAGATGCTAGTCTCCAGCTATACGACAAAATTCCAACTGAAGAAATAGACAAGGCACTAATTCTATCCTCTCGTTCTAAGATTGAGAAAGAACCAAGCTACACATATGTCGCGGCTAGGCTCCTCCTTAATAACCTATATAAAGAGGTTTTCGGAGAGGGCGTTGCTAGTGAAATATTTGAACAGCAATATAAAAAATCATTTGTTCAAAACATAAAGAGACTTGTAAAAGTAGATAGGCTTAGCGAAGAACTACTGTCTTATGATCTTGACCTTCTATCTGCCCATATTTTCCCAGAGAGAGATGGTCTTTTCAAGTACTTAGGAATCCAAACTCTGTATGATCGTTATTTTATACACATAGACCAAAGAAGAATGGAAACTCCTCAGGGATTCTATATGAGAGTGGCTATGGGGCTCTGTCTTAACGAGGAGAATAAAGAAGAGAAGGTTATTGAAATATACAATATGATGTCTGAGTTTAGATATTCTCCATCTACCCCGACCTTATTTAATAGTGGGACACAGAGATCCCAACTTTCATCATGTTATCTCAGCACCGTTGAAGACTCGATAGACGGCATCTTTGGGACTATTCATGGACAAGCGAGGCTTTCCAAGTATGCTGGAGGACTTGGCGTAGACTGGACTCCCGTTAGGTCTTCTGGATCATACATACAGGGCACTAACGGACAGTCTTCAGGTCTTGTTCCTTGGCTTAAGATATTTAACGACACTCTGGTTGGGGTTAACCAAGGAGGAAAGAGGAAGGGTGCTGGCTGTGCGTACCTAGAGATTTGGCACTTAGATGTTGAGGATTTCTTAGACCTAAGAAAAAACACAGGAGATGATCGTCGTAGGTGTCACGATATGAATACCGCCCTATGGGTTTGTGATGAGTTCATGAATCATATTTCTAAAGAAATGGATTGGTATCTATTTGACCCATCAGAATGCCCTGACTTGCATGAGACATATGGTAACAAGTTTTCTAAACTGTATAATCATTATAAAAAGATGGCTGATGAAGGCGAAATTAAAAGTTTTATCAAGATTCCTGCCAAAGACCTATGGAAAAAATGCCTTAAGGCCCTATTTGAAACAGGGCATCCTTGGATCACCTTTAAAGACCCTTCTAATATAAGGTACTCAAATAAGCATACCGGAATAGTGCACTCTTCCAACTTATGCACAGAGATTCTTTTACATACTAAACCCACTACGTACCACGAAGGGGAGGTAGTAGAAAGAGGGGAGACTGCGGTATGTAATCTAGCCAGTATAAATCTAGCAAACCACATCAAGGTTAGAACAATTGATTGGAAAAAACTAAGGGAAACTGTTGAGGTCGCTGTCAGAGGGCTAGACAATGTGATAGATATTAATTTCTATCCTACTGAGGAATCAAGAAATTCTAACATAAAAAATAGACCTATCGGCCTCGGCGTCATGGGGACGCATGACCTTCTTCATAAGTTAGGAGTTTTCTATGACTCAAAAGAGGCTATTGAACTATGTGATAAGGTTCAGGAATTTATTTCCCTTCACGCAATAAAGACATCTGCAATCCTAGCAAAGGAAAGGGGAACATACCCAACCTTTGGTGGTTCTGAATGGGATAAAGGCAATTTCCCTATTGATACCTACTGTGCGTTGCTGTCAGAAAGAAAACCACTTGGGATCGAAGAAGACAAAGAATCTTTTGAGACTCTAGAAGAATGGGATGGGGTTAGGGAGTTAGTTTCAAAATATGGAATGAGAAACTCAAACGTAATGGCCATAGCCCCAACGGCCACGATTTCCTCTGTACAGGGATGCTCCCAGTCTATTGAGCCAGACTACTCTGTTCTTTTTGTGTACTCCACCCTTAGTGGAGAATTTACTATGATAAACGAGTATTTTGTTGCTGCCGCGAAAAAGGCAGAGATCTGGTCACAGGCGTTGGTGGATGCGCTGAAGAGCGTAGATGGGGACGTAAACGCCCTAGTTGATCTAGACGACTCATTGAAAGAGCAGTTTAAAAATGCTTTTGATATTGACTTCCACACCCTCATAGAAGCAGCCGCAGCAAGACAGAAATGGATCGACATGGGGCAGTCTTTAAATCTTTATAATAAACACGAAAGTCTTAAGTATCTTAATGATATGTATCTATATGCGTGGGAAAAGGGATTAAAAACAACCTATTATTTAAGAGGTAAAGCGGCAACCAGACTAGAAAAATCAACTATTTCTGACGCAGACATTAAGAATGAGAGTATAATTAATGAGCCGGAGGTATGTTCTATTTTAGATCCCGGATGCGAAAGCTGTCAATGATATTTGAAGAACGTAGACAGTCACCCACTTCACCATTAAAATATATAGTTGAATTAACGCCCAAGGAATTGGAAAAAGTAAAAGACCTAGTGTTTCAAATAATTAAAAGAATAAAAGAAGATGAAAAAAACTAAAGAGATTATATCGGATAAGGTTGCTGTTGTAAACCAAATTCTTCCCCATGTTAATAAGTGGGCTTGGGACTTGTTTATTGATGGAGCAGCAAACAACTGGATGCCTACAGAAATTTCTATGGCAAAGGATATAGAGCAGTGGAAGTCAAGTCTTCTTTCTGAAGATGAAAAACTTGTAGTTAAGAGATGTCTAGGATTCTTTGCTGGATCAGAATCTCTAGTGGCAAACAATTTACTATTAAGTGTTTTCAAATTTGTTACAGACCCAGAGTGTCGTCAGTATATACTTAGGCAAGCCTATGAAGAAAGCCTTCACAATCTTACAGTGGTTTATATCTGTGATTCCCTCAGTCTAGATATTGATGAGGTATATGAGGCATACAACTCTATACCAAGCATCAAAGCAAAAGACGATTTCTTAATGAATATCACAACTGATATCAATCGTCCAGACTTTAATATAAATACCATAGAAGGCAAAAGGGAGTTCCTCCGCAACATCATTACATATTATGTTATCTGCGAAGGGATATTCTTCTTCTCTGGGTTCGCTATGTTGCTTTCTTTTAATAGACAAAATAAACTTCCGGGCGTTGGAGAGCAGATTCAGTATACTCTCAGAGATGAAAGCCTTCATATTGAATTTGGTACAAAGCTTATTAACAGGATCAGAGAAGACAATCCGAAAGTATGGACAAAGGCTTTTGAAAAAGAGACCCTATCGCACATAGAAACTGCTATGGAACTAGAGCTAGCGTATGCAAGAGAAGTCCTTCCTACTGGTATATTAGGACTTAATTCGGACATGTTCATTGATTATGTTCAGTACATCGCTGATAGAAGGCTCATAAATCTTGGTCTAGATTCCCCATTCGGAGAAGCCAAGAACCCATTTCCTTGGATGAGCGAGATTATTGACTTAGAAAAGTGCAAAAACTTTTTTGAGACACGGGTAACGGAATATTCCGTCGGTACGCTAGTTGACGACTTTTAGGTGTATATTTAGGTGTCCCTCTACCTTTTACTCTGGAGCTAGCCATGATTGATTTCGCCTTTAATAGAAGAGACTTTTTAAGAGTTGGTTCTATAGGTGCTGGAATGTCAGCGATAGGACTCTCTGACTATGCTTTTTCGCAAGATGGAGCTACCGCATACAAAGACAAGACAGTGGTATGGTTATGGCTTGCAGGAGGCCCAGCTCAATTTGAGACATTTCATGCCCCTCTAGATAATGTCCCTTCAGAATGGCAACCAGCAAACGGAAAGATATATGATTCAAAGACTAACATTTCTCTTGGGGCTGATTGGCAAGAACTTTCCAAGCATACGAACAAACTAAATGTAGTAAACTCTTTTAGTCACAAAGACTCTTCCCACAGACAGGGAACTCACTTCGTGATGACTGGGCACTATAATGTAGACAGAACCACTACCTCTATGACAAAGCACCCGTCTTTTGGGTCTATTATATCTGCATGTTATGGTGCTAATAATCCAGAAAACGGAGTCCCTACCTATGTTAAGCAGGGAAAGATAGAAGGAGACGAAGGGTCTTGGCTTGGAGGAGCATATAAACCTTTTGACCCGTCTAATAAAGACAACCTTACGCCTCGAATAGAAATCAATAGATTCACAAGTAGAAAAGATCTGCTGAACGCAATTGATGCGACAAGAATATCCGGCGACGGAGCTGAATCCTCAGAATTCTTCAAGGGCCAAGCCTATGATGTTATTCTAGGTTCAGCTAAAGATGCTTTTGACCTAGACAAAGAAGACGAAAAGACAAAAGCTCTTTACGGTTCTGATTCCATAGGAAAGCAGTTGCTGCTCGCTAGAAGACTTGCTGAATATGGGACTCGCTTTGTGACACTTAGTTATGGTGGATGGGATATGCATAGTAACGTATCTCAAGCCATGAAAACAAGAGTTCCACCAGTAGATAAAGCAATAGCAGGATTCCTACAAGACGTTTGGGATCGTGGATTAAATGAGAAAATTATCCTTGTTGTGACTGGCGAATTTGGAAGAACTAAAATTAACGCAAACTCCGGCAGAGATCACTGGCCTTCAATTACCCCAATGCTTATGGCTGGTGGAGAATATCAATCTGGTAGAACAATCGGTAAAGCGGATAGGTCATATAGTCCGACAGCAAACCCTGTTGGGCCGCTTGATCTTCAGGCAACATTGTTCGATCATTTTGGAATAGACAAAGAAACCATGAGGGTAGACAACGGTGGACGACCAAGATATTTACTTGAAGGAGAAGCGAAGGTCATATTATAAAGGGAGTTAAAATGAAATTTTTAAAACCATTAATGGCCGCTTTCCATCTTTCGGGTATAATATTTTTTTTAGTTGCGTCAGCAATTTGTTTGTTGGCTTGGTGGAAGCTGGGCTGGATTTTTGGTTAGATAAGAGTAGACTACAGAGACATTTATTAGAAGGTGAAGTAGAGGTAATTTTATGATGCTTGAATTTGTTAAAGAATATTTTAAGTTTAAGGCTATGGCTCAAAGGGATATGTTTGATAATCCTGAAGAGGCTAAAAAAAGAGGAGAAGAGCTAGGACTTAAAGGAGTTCATACCAGCAAGGACGAAGCCGGAAAGGTCTTCTATATGCCCGGAAACAGCCACGAGGAATACATGAACGCACTCAAGAAAAAGGAGAAGGACTCTTATGGCAATTAAATTAACAGAGGCGGCAGCAGAAGAAGTTAAAAATTCTAAGGAAGAAGGCCAATACTTGAGGGTCGCCGTCAAAGGTGGTGGTTGCTCTGGATTCGAGTACAAGCTTACGTTTGACTTAGAGTATGATGAAGGAAAAGACACCCTGTCTAATCAACATGGAGTAGACATTATTGT